AAATGTCCAATCTGGTGGCTGCCCTGCGGTCGGGCATTGTCACTCTTGGTATGCTGGCTGGCACGTAATGAAACAAGGTCCAGGGATCAAATCCCTGGACCTTTTTTGGAACATTCATGGTTGCTCAAGATGTAATCACGCTAGCTCTTAAATCCCTCGCTGCGTATGGTGCCACTGAGCCGCTGCCGGCAGTTGATGCGAATGACGGTTTGATACTTTTGAACATGATGCTCGATTCTTGGAGCATCGATCAATTGGCCGTTTATCAGGTTCAAGAACAATCAGGCGTGCTAACTCCTGGTATTGGAGGTACCACACCGTATTTGCTCGGGGCCGGTAGTACGTTTAACACGACTCGACCGAGTACGATTCTATCGGCATACGTGCGGGATTCGAATACTAACGATTATGACGTGGATGTGATCTTAGATCGGGCACGTTGGAACTCGATCGGAAATAAAATTCTCACATCACAGATTCCCGAGACTATCTTCTTTGATCCGGCCTTTCCGGTTGCAAATCTATTTGTCTGGCCGGTGCCGTTACTCTCCTATACTCTATTCTGGGACGCGTACCTTCCACTTGCGCAGTTTGCTACGCTCCAGACAGTTGTTAGTTTTCCGCAAGGCTATCAGCTTGCTTTCGTGCTGAACCTTGCTATTCTTATGTGCTCGTTCTTCGGGGTTGAATGTCCTCCGTCGGTTGCAAAACTCGCCGCTGACGCTCTTTCTGCTATTAAGCGCATTAACACAGCCGAGAATCTTCTTCGGGTTGATGACGCGATTATTTCGAAACCGAAGGGCACATACAATATTTATCGCGATTCGATCAGCCGTGGCGGATATACATAATGCCAGCCAGCCTCCCCAAAACAATCCCGAACTTCTTCGGTGGCGGGATTCAAGGCCGGTCTTCTTATGTCACATCACAGGAACGGCTTAATTGTTACATTGATTATCACACTTCGGAGATTTTTAAAGACCGAGATAAGGCCTTGGCAATTTACGGATTTCCCGGCGAAACTCTCTTTACCGCTTTCGGAGGTTCCTTTCCAGTTAGAGGATTATACTCTCTTGGAAATTCTCTTTATGCTGTTATAGGTGGTACATTTTATCAGATTAATAATGCCGGTCAGGTCACACAAATTGGAACCTTGCAGACGACACTTGGCAAAGTTGCTATGCAAGATAACGGGAACGGGAATCAATTAGTTCTCGCTGATGGGCAAGCAGGATACGTATGGAACACATCGACTTTAACTTTCTCGACGATCTCGGATATAAACTTTCCGAACACAACACTCACACTGACCTTTCAAGACACGTACATAATCGCCGTCGGTCCTACTCCGAATACGTTCGCGCTGTCAGCTCCCGGGAACGCGCTAAGCTGGACACCCGTGCTGCAAGGAGTCGCCGAAAGTGGGTCCGGAATATTGAAATCGGTAAAGTCAGTCAATTCAAACCTAATGATTATGGGAGACAAGTACACGGAATGGTGGCAGGATACCGGGGCACTGAACTTTCCATTCCAACGCATTCCCGGCGCGGCCAGCAATTGGGGGATCGCGGCGATCAACTCATTCCAACTCTTCGACAACACAGCTGTATACCTAGCTCGGACACCGGAAGGGGCCGTGACGGTCGCTCGGGTTAATGGTTTAGTACTTGAACCAATTTCGACACCAGAATTAGACTATCTGCTAAATATATATCCAACTGTAGCCGATGCGACTAGTTTCACATTCAGATACGGAGGTCATTCATTTTATCAGTTGAACTTTCCTTCAGCTGTTCCATCCGCAAGCTGGGTATATGATGCCAAGACGCACCTGTGGTCCTCAGCGCAGTCAGGAGTCGTCCCGGCTAGATCGAATCGAGAATTGTCCGCAACATTAATCAATACAACTTACGTTACGGATAACGCGTTGGGAAATATCTACAAACTTGATTCGGCAAACTACTCTGAAAATGGCGCAACATATATTCGAGAATTGATCAGCCGGCATGTTTTTGTGGACGACCGAACTGTAGTATTTAATCGCCTGCAGATTGACATGGAGACTGGTGTCGGCATTAATTTAGGTCAAGGTTCAGCGCCGCAATTGATTACGTCGATTTCCAAAGACGGAGGTCATACATGGCTTCCGGAAATCTGGATTCCGCTCGGGGCTCTTGGAGTGTTCAAGCAACGGGCGCTTTTGCAACGTCTTGGGCGTGGCCGCGACTGGACATTTAAATTAAGACTGAGCGATCCCTGTGCGTTTATTATTGTCGACGCAACAGCGAATGTTAGTGTGGGACTGCAATGAGTCTTAAAATCAACCTTCCTAGTCCTATGCAACAAGTAGACTATTCGCCTAATGGAAAATTCCAATGCGTAGATCCAAAATGGATAGCATTCTTCAATATCCTTGCTCAGATCGGGAAAGAGGATTCAACTTCGGGAACGACTATCAACCGACCCGTGTCCTCGGCGACCATTTCACTCTGGGTAGGGTATAGATACTTCGATACTACTCTGGGGATACCGATCTGGTTAAAATCTCTGAATCCGACTGTTTGGGTTAATGCATCTGGAGCATCGGTATGAATTCGCTTAAGCTCGCCGATCACATAGCATTGAATCAGCTCCAGGCTGAAATGTTAAAGTTCCCGGTTCGGGACGACATCGTAACGAATCACATGTTTGCCGATGGGATGTATTTGCGAGAGTACATTCAGCCGCCCGATGTACTGTGCGTGTCAAAGGTACACAAGAAGGAGAATTTCTTCATCGTAACACGTGGTCGAGCTTGGATTAGTGATGGAGAGAATCCTGCAATTGAAGTCGAGTCTGGAGTGATCTGGATTACGAAGCCGGGGACAAAACGAGCGGTGCTCACTAAGAGTGAAGGCGTTACGATTGTCACGGTGCATCGGGTAAATGGTGAACGGAATATGGCAAAGATTGAGCGCAAGCTCACGGTTCCGGATTCAACTGAAGCTTTTGACTTTAACAATAAGCCCAAGCCGGGATTCTTGATCGAACAGCCCGTGCCGCAGTTAGAGGAGAAATGCGCATGAGTATGGCAACTATTGCAATCGGATCCGTTGCAGCTAGTGTAATTGGGGCCGGCGCGTCGATCTATTCGTCCAATCAGCAGGCCAACGCAATCCAAGGTGCAGCAGGTCAATCAGCTTCAATGTACAACGGGGCGCAGAGTGGAATTGCTGGGCAGAATGCGCCATATCAATCGGCCGGATTGCAAGGACTATCGACTCTCCTCGGCGGCTTCGGTATGCGCAGTCCGACGGCAAATCTCTCGGTTAACCCTAATACGGGTGCTCCACTAACTCTCGCAGACTTCATGGCGTATAACAATAATGCTGCGCCGGGGGATACAAACAATGCTAATGACGCGCAGATTCAGTTCAGTCAATATATGAGTGGCGGGTATAACCCTTCACAAACTCCAAATTGGCAAGCTGCCATGGGCTGGAGACCTGGAGCAGGAGGAGCACCGGGAGCACCGATGGGTCCGGGGTCCGCAACAGGCGGAAGAGCACCCATGCAAGGGGGTGGTGGTCAAGGAGGCGCGCCGAATTTACTGTCGAATTTTTCAATGTCGGATTTCTTAGCTGACCCAGGATACGCGTTCAATCTTCAACAAGGTATGCGTGGAATTAATCAGCAAGCTGCCGCGCGAGGAAATTATTACTCTCCCGGTACGTTGATGGATCTTTCTAGTTTCATTCAAGGTAACGCATCGAACGAGTTCCAGAACGCCTTCAGCCGTTGGGATACACAACGTCAGCAAGACGTATCGAATCTCATGGGGATTGTTGGTCTTGGAACCGGACAGACGAATGTGAACGTAGGCGCGGGACTCGCTGGTGCTCAAGGCGGTGCTCAAGCAGCGCAGTTTGGAGCTAATGCCGGGGCTGTTAATGCGGCTGGGACGATGGGAGTAGCGAATGCACTCGGCGGTGGGGCTAATACTTATATGAATGCTCTTATGATGCAGCAATTAATGCAACAACAAAATCCTTCAAGTCTCTACGGTGCCCCATACACAGGTGACGGTACCTATGGCTTTGCAGGTGTCGGAGGAGCACCATACTGATGGATACTTCAATCCCAATGTCGTATAACCCAACAGTGCCGTTAATGACGCCGGGTCAACTCATGGGCATGAAATCCATGATGATGCAGAATCAAGTCCAGGGTATGCAGCTTGCCAAGATGCAACAGGATTTAAAAGATCAGCAATCGATACGCGAAGTGCTGAGTCAACCTGGGTCCACGGATCAATACGGCGCGACAGATACGACAATTCAAAGTCTCGCGAATAGGGGTCTTGGACAGCAGGCACTCGCTCTGCAGAAGCAACGACTTGGATCGAAGACTGAGGAAGCGGATTTTCGCATGAAAGTCGGCGCGCTAGACAATCAGCAATTAGAACAATCACAGAAACGCCTAGCGATGGGGAATCAGGTCATCGATGCTTCGGTTGACAGAATCGCATCGGCCGTTAAAGAGTCAAAGGGAAATATTGGTCTTGAGAGAATTCAGGAACTCGGGCAGCAGGCGACAGATGAAGAGTTTACAAAATTGTCCGAAGCGGGCACACCGAAATCCGTCCTCGATTCCCTGCAGAACCTACGCAAATTCAATCCGACATGGCTGCAATCTACTGAAGGCCGCAAGATGTATCAGCGGGTGGCAGATGAGGAGGCACAGCGCCGGCAGAAGGAAGCAGCGACAGCATCCAGTGTTGCGGCGACCAAAAAAACTGAACTCGAGATTGGATACCTACCTGCACGAGAAAAGCGAGCAGAAGAAGAACTTCAGCTATCTCGAGAGCGCGTTGGCATCGCTAGGCAGAACGCCGGCGAGAATATGTCAGACCTGGCGGGCGACATTCAACTTGGGATGATTAAACACGGCGTTCCGATGACAGGTCTCGGCCGATCGGTTGGCATGCAACGACAGGCATTGGAAAATCTAGCAAAGAAGTATCCTTCTTTGACGGGTGAAGAAGTTGCTATAATGCTTCGAGACGGTCAAATTAGCACAGTCGCACTTCGGAAAGAAGCTATGACTGCAGCGACGTTTGCAGGCCGGACTCGTGTTGCAGTTGAAGAAGTTCCGCAATTCGGAGCACTTGTCTCCCAAGCCGCGCATAAACTTCAAAATCGAGGCAATCTCGTTGCGTGGAATAAACTCCAGAACTTTAAAGAATCGCAACTTTCAGATCCAGACCTCAAACAGTTTTATCTCTATATGAAGTCTCTGCAAAATACGTACAATACAATGGTTGCTCGAGGTGGAATCGACGCTAAGCAGCGTGAACATATCGAACAACTCTTCGATAAAGGTGACAATGCTACGACAATTGATGCGCTAGTTGAAGCAATTAGTAATGAATCTTTACGAGCACAACGTGCAGCCGTAAAGGCTATGACGCCGTCCCAGGTCAAAGCTACAAAGACCAAAATTGTAAATGGTCAAGTAGTTTATGGTGATGATAAGGGTAACTGGTTTGATAATCCGGAGTTGACAGAATGAAGATCACCGATCCGGCAGTGCTGTCGCAATTGAATCCCGATCAGCCGGCCACACTTTCCCAACCTGCCGCTATTCAGCAACCGGGTTCCATGGTCGGCATGCCACCGACTCCAGAAATCGGCGGACAGAAAATCGACCGTAACTTCATTGAACGTGCCCAGATGGCGGAACGTCAGCGCGATCCTATCATGGACAAAGTCCAAGAGGTATGGAAGCACAGCCCTCACCTCGCTCAAGATCTGACCGTCGCGCGAAAGAAGATGGCGGGTGCGCAAAAACGATTACAAGACCCGAGTCCGGTTGATCAGATGCTCTGGAGACTGCTTCCTGGCTCGCGGAAGAATCTTGAAAATCTTGCGACTAATCCAAATCTCGGACTCTCTCTCGCAAAAGGGGAGCGAATTGCGGATGAGCCGACAGCGATCGATTTTATACCGGGAGCGCGTAAGGCGGTTAGTATGCGCTCACTAGTCAAATCTGGTCGAATTATTCCAGCAATCCCATTCGCAGAAGAAAGTACAACGAGCGCAATGACAACCGGTAAGAAAGCTCTCGAAACACTGAAAGGTCTTCCCTTACACAGTTACCTTCACCGAGGTGCCGTATGGGCTATGGGGGACATCGCCGTTCGAGCATTGTTAAAAAAACTTGAAAGTCTTGGCGAATGAGCGCTCTCTCGGTCCGATTCTTTCGGGGGCGAAGAAAAAGACTGAGGGGCGCTCACTCGGGTCCGGATTTCTGTGGTAGCCCCTTGTGTGGAGGTTGTTGGGAATGAGAATTCTTTCAATCGATCCAGGCGGGAACACCTTTCCTTGGATGATGGATTGTATCGTAGCGGGTCATGAGGTCCGTTGGTACACAACACACGTCAATCCACATCAGGCAGGCTATGAACCGGTCAAGCGCATCACTCGGTGGCAAGATAGCATGGATTGGGCGAAAGAAGGTCTTGTGTTCCTGTCAGATAATGACCACTATCTTGCCGACTTCGATCGCTATCGTCGCATGGGCTGGTGCATTTCCGGCGCCACGATGACCAGTGCTCAACTCGAGATCGATCGAGAAGCGGGGATGCAAATCCTGGAGAAGTACAGCATTCCAGTTCCTGACTACGAAATGTTCGAGACTTTGCAAGAAGCACTTCGCTACACCATGCGTTGCAAAGATCCGAGCGGATTAGTCTTCAAGACTCTCGGGTCTGAAGGTGATAAGTCTCTGACCTATGTCGGCAAGACTCCCGCAGACCTGGCGAATAAGATTGAAAACTGGATCGCCGACGGAAAGGTTTTCAAGGGCAAATGCATGATTCAGAAGCGCATCGACGGCATTGAGGTCGCGGTGAGTGGGATCATGTCGCCGAACGGCTGGATCGGCCCTTGGGAGGAGAACTTTGAGCACAAGAAACTTCTATCTGGAAATTATGGACCGAATACAGGTGAAATGGGGACGGTTATTCATTACACGGCACAGAGCGTCTTGGCGGATCGAGTCTTGAAGCCTCTAACTGACGTCTTACTCGGCACCGGGCATACTTCCTGGGTCGATCTTAATTGCATTGTGACGCCAAAGGGAGAGATTCGACCGCTCGAGTTCACGAACCGTCCCGGCTGGCCGGCTTTCACGATCGCGCAACGCCTCATGCGTGGTGACCCGGTCAAGTGTATCTATAATGCAGCAAAGGGGATTGATTCTATGCACGTCCGGGGTGAGGTAGTCGTCGGCGTGATGATTTGCATTCCACCATTTCCCGGTGAACACGGTACAAATCTTGCGAAACTGGCTGGCGTCACGATTCAAGGTTTGAACGATAAGGCCTTAGAGTGGTGCCATCCTTACCCGGCAACAATCCAACCTGGCTTCATCCAAGACGGCAATCTCGTCACGCGAGGCAAGGTTTGGAAAACTACGTCTGAATACGTTGCCGTAATAACGGGAGTTGGCGCGACAGTCGCCGAAGCTCGGGCAGACGCATATAAGAACGTAAAAAAGATCCATCTTCCGAACATGATCGTCCGGGACGATATTGGAGTTAGCTCATGCGAAGTTTTGCCTCAATTACATAAACTTGGTCTTTGTAAAGATTTCAAACCATGAGCGGCGTATTCATCTCACCTCTTTCTTTCCAGCGCTGGTTTAATGCGACTGGCACGGCACCTCTATCCGGCGGACAGTTATTCTTTTACGCTGCAGGAACCGTTACACCCCAGACTACTTACACAGATATAACCGGTTCTACTCCGAACGCGAATCCGGTTATTCTCGGCGCGACCGGCTTACCCCCGAATGAAATCTGGTTCACTGCTGGATTAAAATACAAATGCGTTATTGAGGACTCGTTGAATAATCCAGTTGGTATTATTCTCGATAATCTAGCTGGTATGAATGATACTGGAGCAGTAGCTACAACACAGGAATGGCTTGCATCTCCAACACCTACGTTTGTGAATGCTACATCCTTTACAGTCGTGGGAGATCAACGAACTACATACACGCAGGGTCGGCGGATTCAAGCTACTGTAACGGCTGGGGTTGTTTACGGCTCAATAATTTCAGCAGTTTTCACATCTCTAACTACCATTACCGTGGTAATGGACCCGGGGCAAGCGTTAGATTCAGGTCTCAGTGCTGTAAATGTCGGCATTACCTCGTATGTGAATACATCTGTTCCATTACCAAATCCGGGCGGTGGAACCGTAGCGAGCGCTGCGACGCTCAACCTCGAAACGGCTTCGAACTATGCGAATGTCATCACTGGGACGACCACAATTACGGCAGTCACATTAGCGCAAGGAAAAGCCCGAACCTTGATCGCGCAAACTGCCGGACTTACTGTATCTAACAATAGCCCGCTTCTAACTACTACAGGCCGAAATATTGTATGTGCGGCCGGCGATCGGCTTACATTTACAGCCGAGAATGGGAATGTCTATGTTACTATCAGTCGACTGCTCTATCCGAATTTTCAAGTCAGCGGAAGCGTTAACATTACAGTTACTTCCGCTGGAACTAAAATTTCTCTAAACACGGCTACTTTTAACGACGGGACGAATTTCGACACAGTTACCAATTTTCGCTTCACTCCAACCGTTCCGGGGCGCTATCAATTCGACCTCTACGGCCTCGTCCTTGCTAATGCCGGAGCCGGATCTTTCAGCGCCGCATCTGTTAACTTCTATAAAAATGGAGTCACGTATCAAACAACCGTTTGGCCCGCACCTGCGAGTCAAGGCAATCAAACTTTAGGCAATCAGGCCCCCTTTGCCGGTTCTATTGTTGTTGACATGAACGGATCAACTGACTATTTGGAAATCTTTGGAGCCTGTACAATCAACGCTCCTATGACGGCTACTTTCTCTGCTAACTTATCAGGTTTTAAGGTGGACCCATGATCCAATTTCTAGGAAACTTTCTTCACTCTTGGCTGTCACATCCATTATTGGCTGTCGTTTCTATGACATTCCTATGGGTTGCATCCATTCTTGTCATCGCCCGAAAACAGCTTCATTGCTCAGACCTTCTCGTCGGCCCCGACGGGAAGCTCTCAGTCGAAGCAATTGGTCAACTTTTTGGAATCTTCGTAGCCGTATGGTCGCCGGTTCATTCCGCCCTGTCCGACCATCTGGACCCGATGGTGTTGTCTGTAGCACTGGCGTACCTTGGCGGAATACACGCATACCAGAAATGGATAAACTCACGTAACGGAGGAAATGATCATGATGAAAAGCCCTAAACTCGTTGCTTCGGTTGTGGTTTCGACCATACTCCTGCTCCACGGCTGTAAGGCCAATGACGAATGGCAACTTTATGACGCAGTCGGGGATAAGTTAACGCTCACTCACGCTGTGTGTGCGCTTCCCGAAATCGCGATGATAAAACAAATGGACCCCCGTCTCGGTAAAGACTGGTACGGCGGCAATTATGTCACAAAAGACGGTACCGGTAAAGGGGTTCTGTGCTGGACCTTGCTTGACGAAAAATCCCATACCATCTTCCTTTTCGACGATCAGGGCGACATAGGCTCGCTAGATGCTGGAACAGCATTATAATGCCCCTCTTGCTCAACCGCTATACCTGGATCGCCGCCGCTATTCTTGGTGTGTGTGTGTATGTCGGGTTTTTGCATATGGAAGTGAACTCTTTGAAGGATTTCAGGTCTAAAACTGAAGCCTTCGCAAAGGCGGAAGCTTCACGCCTCCAAGTCGAAGCCCGTCAACGAACCGAGGTCACTCAACATGCTCAACAAACGTACGATCAGCAATTGGCTTCTATCAATCGTCGTCTTGCTGAACTCGGGATGCGCAACTCCAACAATCCCAGTCCAATGCCCGCCCTTCCCGACGCCGCCCAAAGTGCTCCTCCAACCTCCGCGAGTACCTCCGATGAACTATCTTGTGCCGCCGACTACGCCCGAGAAACCGCCAAATTAACCGCTTTGCAACAGTGGGTCCGGGAGAATCTAAATGTTACCCCCTAAGAAACATGTAGTCAATAATGAGACACTTCCCATCAAGTGGAAAAAACGCGTAAAATCGGACTCCGGGGACGATTGCCTCGGCGTAGTAGATGATGAATCAAACCACATGTGGATACGAAAAGAGCAAGCTCCGATTGAAGAGTGCGACACTTTAATCCACGAATTAATGCATATTTTCTGGCATACCGGGACTTTTCGCCTACCCGACGACATGGAGGAATCAACGTGCCGCAACTTCGCCCCCAAATTCGTACGCCACATTCAAGACAACCCGGAGTTCTGGGAGTACATAAGCGAAAAGATTCGGCACGCATACTCATCTGGGACATCGAAGCCACGAACCTCAACGCCAGCATCGGAAGCATTGTCTGTATCGGCTACAAGTGGTACGGAGAAGAAAAAACCACAATCCTGAGCATTCGAAGTTTTCCGAACTGGGATAACGATCCAACTGATGACAAAGCGCTGGTCAAAGAGTTCGCGGAGATCTACATATCAGCGAGCATGCTCGTCACTTGGTACGGCAAACGTTTCGACCTCCCGTTTGTCCAGACTCGTCTTCTGTCTCACAATCTTAACCCGCTGCCTGTTATTCCTCATTTTGATGGGTGGGAAACAGCACGGAAGAAACTAAAGTTCCATTCGAACCGGCTGGCAACGGTTCAAGACTTTCTCGAACTACCTTCTGCCAAAACTCCACTTTCATTTCGAGCCTTGTCCCGTTGCATGGCTGGTCACCTTCCAAGTCTTCAGGAGGTTGAACACCATTGTAAAATGGACGTTATTGTATTGGAGCAAGCGTATGACCGACTCAAAGCATTTGGAGGTGACTTTCACCCTAACCGTTCCATCCTGGGCGGATCGCGAGACTGTCCTACTTGCGATAGTGGACATGTGCAATCTCGGGGCTGCGCAATTGCCATTTCCCGCGCGTATAAAAGGTATCAATGTCAAGCCTGCGGGAGATGGTTCCGCGAAACGAAACCTATGATTGACAACCAAGCGGAGGTAAGATAAATATGCCGTACATTGACGCAAGTGCAAGAGAAGCTTATAAGCAGGGAAAAACGAGAACTCCAGGAGAACTCTCTTATGCTATTTCACAGGAGATTCGAGCATACCTGGATGGAAAAGTAATTTCCTATAGCTTGTTTAATGAAGTCGTCGGAGTCCTTGAATGTCTAAAACATGAGTTAATCCGCCGGAAGCTTGATCCATATGAGGACCAAAAACACGCGAAGAACGGAGACATCTGGTGAAACCGCACATCACGCTGTTTTGGTTGCCGCAGCCCGACGAAATCAGCGAACATAAAGAGTTGTGGCAGTGTTCGGGACTTGGGCATACAATCTTAGCTGATTCGCCGAAGAAGGCATACGAAGACTGGTACGAATGGACTAATATGAAACGAAACCGACAAGAGTTCATCGATAAATGGAAGCTTCACAAATGAACATTCACACTCCTGAACGCGGCGTTGAGGAAGACTTTAATCAATACCGTATGCGCCGGGCATTCTCTCAGATGATGGTAAAGACGATCATTAAAGGTAAACTCTTCTGGGACTCCTCCCAGAAAAGGACATATCGTAAACTTAAGGTAAGGAGCAATCTTGAAAATCTATATTAGCG